AGGGCACGGCCTCGGTGTAGATCTCCATCGTGTCGGCGTTGAGCGCCGTGAAGATCGCCGGGTGCTCGTGCAGTTCGAGATAGGCTTGGTAGATCGCCACTTGCGCGGCGTAGATGGGCTTGGAGGTGGCTAAGCCTTTTTTCTCCAGATCGCTCCAGGACTTGTTGCCCAGGCACTTGCACTCCCAGAGCGCGGGATAGGCGAAGCCCTCCGGGCCACCGACGATGACGCCGTCGATGTGGCCCTGCAGGCGACCATCGGCCACCGAGAAACCGAACTGCTCGCCGTCGGCCTTGCGGATGCGCAGGTCAAAGCCCGCGTCCCGGAGCCACGCGACCATGCAGTCCTCCATGACATGGCCGCGCTCAAAGATCCGAAGCAACCGCCCATCGTGATCCCGCCCGTGGTCGATGGGGGCCTTGGCGTACTCGAACTGCAGCGCACGCTCGCAGGCCACCCCGAGGCGCGAGGCCCCGAGGTACTGGCGCTCGGACTGGCGGGCGCGGGCCTGCTGCATGCCCGCGTCGACCAAGGCGGTGACCTGGCCAGAGATGCTTGATGAAGAGTTGAAGTCGATCATGGCGTCTTCCCCTTCGGTTCATCCCAAGGCAGATCGTCCTCCAGATCCGCGAAGGGATTGGCGGCATCCGGTGCCAGCGGATCGGGCGTGGGCGGCAAGCCCCGCACGGGCGGGAACTTGCTGGCCTCGTGATGCGCAACCATCGCGTCCGACCAGCAGGTGACAATGGCGTCGATCACTTGCAGCGCTTCGGCCTCTGAGTAGTCGCCCAGCGGCTTGGTGAAGCCGATCTCGCCCGCTGCCTCGCCGAAGGCCTTGAGGCAATGACGCATCGCGGCCAGTTCGACATCAGACGGATCGATCATGGCGACCTCCGTCCTGTCGATCCGACCTTCCTTGGCGCGTTGCCAGTTGCCATAGAGCGCGTGAAACGCGTCCTGACAGCGGCGTGAGCAGAACACCCAGTCGAGCACGTAGCGGCGCGGATCGCCGGTCTTGAATCGACCGTCCGTGTGACCGTAGCCGCGTGCTTGTCGTTTGCAGACCCAGCATTTCACGCCACCTCCTTTTTGCGATTCGGGAGGCGACACCCCGGGCGCACACCATCCAGAAAACCATCGGCGGTCACGTGAAAAGTCGTACCGGGATAAGCACAGCGGCGCTGGCGAATCATGTCGCCCTGGTACTCAGGGGTGCAGTCCGCGCAGTACTTGCTGTCGCCAGGCTTGACCCGCTGGGCTGACGCTTTCCAGATCCGGTACTGCGAGGCGCTGGAGAAGCACAGCGGAATTCCGCCCGGCCGCAAAGGCAATACGGTATCCATGACCACCTCCCTCACTGCGCCCACGACGGTTTGCCCGTCACGGGAGCGCGTTGCGGAGCGGGTGCTTGGTACGCGGGCGCGGCCTGCGCCGGAGCGCCGGAAGTGCCGCCGCCCGACGCCTTGGGCGGCACGCCCATCAACTTGGCGTAGTCGGGGTGATCAGGCTCGACCGCGATCTTGACCACGTTGCGATCCTGGCCCTTGCCGTCTTTCTCGATGTCCACGCGGGCGAGGAATTCCAGTCCATCCAGTTCATGGAAGCCCTGGATGCGGCGCGCGGCGGTGGCCTGCGGACTGTTGTCCTGCGGGCGGACGTTGCGGGCGCTGTTGAGCGCGGCGCGAATGAAGCTGCGCCCCATTTGACCCCAGGTCGGCCCCTTCTTGGAGTGCAGGCCAATGTTCGACCACATCTTGCGTTTGGCGTGGTCACCAGCGGTGACCACGAATTCGGCGGCGAGGTAGATCGAGCCGGTATCGAAGGACTCGGTGGCGTAGCCGCCGCCCCAGCCCTGCGAGGGGTCGTCATAACCACCGGGTTTGATGGTCATGCGCACCGGGACGGCGGTGCCCCTGGGGATCAGCTCGAAGCCGGACTGCTGCGATTCGGCGTCGTTGAAGTCGTTCCAGTTGTTGCTGGTCGTGGATTGATGCTTCATGGCGATTACTCCTGAGATTCGTGGGATAGGGTGGTGGCAGTGCGGACGGGCGCTGCGGATTCGCCCGCGCACTTGGCGATCAGCGCGCGCAAGTTCGGCGGCTCCAGCAGTTCGAGCCGACCGCTGCGGTCTTTGGCCGGGAAGCCGTAGGGATTGACGGTGTGGGTGACGAACGCACGGTAGGTGCTGCCGCTACCGTCTGCTTCTTGGGCCTTGATTTCGGCCAGCGTCACGACCTCGTCGACGATGCCGGGCAGTTCCAGACTGGTTTTGCTGCCTTCGATCTGTGGCACGAACACCTTGCGGTTGTAGTCATCGAGGCGCTCGTCGAGGATGGCGACGAACACCACGTTCTTGCCGCGTGCGTGCTGCAGGTGAATCAAGGCGCTGATCATTTCCTGGCCGAGCAAGCCGTAGGCCCCGCGCATGTCGGGCTTACCGGTACGGTCGCTGACCGCGCCCGGCTGCGTCTTGCACCACGCGAAGCACTGGCGTGACAACTGCGTGATCGAGTCGAGGAAGAAGGTCTGGTAGCGGCCCAGTTGTGCCGGATCACCGTACTTCTCGACGACGTGATCGAAGTGCGCCTGCGAGAAGGCAGATTCCGGCGGCAGAGACTTGTCCGGGCCCGCGAGAAACACGAAGAAGTCGCGTGACTCCGGCCACGACGCCGGACGGATGGTGTCGCCCGGCCAGTCGGCCACGGCGAGATCGCCCGCTTCGATGTCGAGGAACAGGGTGGTGGCGGGGTCGAGGTCTTTGAGTCGGGATGTCTTGCCGATGCCGGATTTGCCCAGCATCAAGAGCTTTACGCCCTTGCGCTCGGCCATGCGCTGCTGCGCGGAGATGATGGGAAGGCTCATTACGCGGCCTCCTTCAGCTCATCGGCGACGGCGGGATTCCAGAGGATCTGGTAGCCGCAGTGGCCGTTGCGCGAGTAAGGCATGGCCTCGGCCCACGCTTCACCGGCCTCGGTCAGCTCCCATTCGTCGCGGTCGTTGCGGAACTGCAAGCCAGCCGCTGCCAGCATCTGGTTCGTGGCCTTGGCCGAACGGTTGAGCAACTTGCCAAGCTGGGTGGCGTTGAGCGCGCAGATCGGCTCATTGGCCGAAGGCAGCGCACGGCGCAGCACCTCGGTGGTGATACCTGTGTTCTCCTGAATGCACGTCAGAGTTGCCGCCGCAGCAATACCCGGCTTCACGCCCGGCACTTTCGCCACGGCCTCGCCGATCAGCAGAATTGCAGAAACGCGGTCGTGAGTCGGTGCGGGCAAAGCCGCCAGCGCACCGGTGGCGGCGTAGCTGCCGGTCTTGCGGATCGTTGGCAGTACCTCGCTGGTCAGCCAACGCTTGAAACGCTTGGCGGCATCCTTGGTGCTGCCGAGGATCAGGGCGTAGAGGCCCGACTCGTTGACGTGGTTGGCGCGCTGGGTACGTCCAAGGTTGTCGATGACGTCGCGTTTTGCGACATCATCCGAATCGACGTGTTTAGCGAGCGCATCGCGCGGATTCGACAGTTCCAACGCCGCGCAGACGTCGGTGGCGTTGAACCACGGCTGGCCCGCGTCGTCGACCTGAACGCGCACAGCGTGCGCTTCAAACTGGAAGGGAATGATTGCACTCATGGCCATTACTCCGAATCAAGGGAAAGGGTGAAAGACGGCTTGCCGGAATCCACGGTGCGGGCGGCAGCGAACTGCTGTTGCAAGGCAGGCGGCCAGTTCGTGTAGCGGGATTCGGGAACAGAGAACTTGATGTCGAAGTAGTGCTCGACCGTGTCGCCAGAGGCGGCGATGCGCGTGGCAATCTCGCGTGCTACGTCCTGATTCCAAGTGGTTTTCTTGGGCAACTCGAACTTCAGATGCAGCGGGCCATCGCTGATGTGGGCGGTGCCGAAATCGCGGCCGGATTCACGCAGCGCGTTGCGGGCCTGTTCGCCGTAGCACTGATCCAGCGCCGCATCGAACTTGGTGCGAGCCTTCTTGAGCCAGTCGATGGCCGCGTCGAGGTTCTTGTCGATCTCGGCTTTCTGCGCGGGCGGCAGCGCGGCCAGTTGGCTGACGGACATCTCGGCGATGTCGGCGGGGAAAATGGTCAGGTCGCTCATGGCCGCCCTCCTCACTGGTACGCCCGGGCGAAGGTCGAGTAGCGTGCAACACGCCGCTCGAAGGCTTCGATTTCGGAGATCAGGTAAGTGACGCGCGAGCCGACCTTGCAGAAGATCGGGCCCAATTGGTCTTGCCGCCACCGGCGCAGGGTGTGGACCGACAGACGCCAGCGGGCAGCGAGCTCGAACTCGTTGAGCGCGAGCAGCGGCTCGCCCTCGGGCAGCGGCGGAAAGAAGGTCCGCGCTGATTGAACAGGTGCAGGGTGTTTTTGCATGGTGGAACTCCTTTTGTTTGGGAGTTCCTATTCAATTCCTCCATGTCTTGGGCTTGCGCATGTCCGTTTTCGGCTTTGACTGGCACGGAGTCATCTCATGACCCGTGCAGCAGTCCTCGTAAGTCGTTGATCTGTATGAGGCCAGGCACTTCGTTTCGGATGCTGCGATTTCGGTTATTTCGTTTATAATGGCCCCGATGCGTACTTTGACCTGACGAGGAGACCCTCCATGAACGCTCCCGCCATTCCTAAAACCCTGCCTTCTGCCGAAGACATTGCTCTGGCCCGAGAGTCCGGCCGGGTGCTGTCGACCGTGCTCAAAATCCGTGCTGACACCCAGCAGATCGACTTCCATGACGACCAGGGCGCGGTGCTCACCGTGTCGATCCCGACGTCGGCCCTGCGCCTGTTGCTCGACGTGCTGACAGAGATCGGCCAGGGCAACGCCGTATCCATCATTCCGATTCATGCGGAACTGACGACGCAGGAGGCCGCCGACGTGCTCAACGTCTCCCGGCCTTTCCTCGTCCAGTTGCTGGAGAAAGGCGACATCCCATTCCACAAGATCGGCACCCATCGCCGCGTGCGCTACCAGGACGTGATCGCCTACAAGAACCGCATCGATGCGGAACGCCGCAAGGCGCTGGATGAGTTGGCAGCCCAGGCCCAGGAACTCGGTATGGGATACTGACTGGATGAGTTCGCACTTCACCGTCGTCTATGACGCCTGCGTGCTCTACCCGGCACCGTTGCGCGATCTGTTGATGCATCTGGCGCTGTCGGATCTGTACCGGGCACGCTGGAGCGACACGATCCACGACGAGTGGACGCGCAACGTGCTGGGCAGTCGGCCCGATCTCACAGCCGAGCAGTTGAACCGGACACGGCAGCTGATGAACAGCCATGTCCGGGACAGCCTGGTCACCGGGTTTGAGTACCTGATTCCGTCGATCCAGTTGCCAGACGCGGACGACCGTCATGTGGTGGCCGCTGCGATTCACTCGGGCGCGAGCCTGATCGTGACCTTCAACCTCAAGGACTTCCCGCCGGAGGCGCTCAAACCCTACAACCTCGTGGCCCAACACCCCGACGACTTCATCGTCGA